TTATTTTATCAGTTTTTCTAAGACATTACCTGTCTCATCACTGGCACGTTTTGTAATATCACTATAAACATCTAACGTCATAGATACATCGCCATGTCCTAAGTACGTTTGTACCTGTTTCACACTTGCCCCTTGATCTAATGCCAATGTTGCCCACGTGTGGCGTAACTTATGCATAGATAAACCAACCGCTACATTATACTTATCACTCACATCATGCAACCATTTATTAGGTCTCAACGGCTGTAGTGTTTTACCCTCGTTGGTAAAGACAAAATCTGTATCATTTTTATAGTCCGTTGCATCGTACCATTCAGCTAAAACAGACAACATCTTATTATCTATCTTAAGCGCCCGCCTACTTGTTTGGCTCTTTGGCTGTTTAATGTACGTACTACCATTTAAGCCACGTCCTAGCGCCTGTACAATGCTGATGTAGCCATTGTTAAACTCTACATGTTGCCACTGTAAGGCTAACAGCTCTTCGGTTCTCATACCAGTAAAAGTGGCTAATCTAAGCAACGTGTATGCCTGCTGGTTGATATGTTTATATTGGCTATCTAACACCTCTACAAACGCTCTGAACTCGTCAACGTCCATGAATTGCTTAGGCTTATTGATCTGTCTGCGTTCCTTTGGCATCTCAACTTTGGTAAATGGATCAACTGGGATCATATCCATTCTGACTGCAATATTTAATAGTCGGCGAAAATAACCAGTTATCTTGCGATAGTGTAATATTTTACCCTGCATTGTGTTAACATAAAGCTGTAAATCTAATGGCTTAATATCAGATACTAGTGTGTTGCCCCACTCTGGTATGATGTGTACGTTGAAAACATTCATTGTTTTGTTGAGTGTACTTTCTTCAACCGTGTGCTGGTATGTTTCAAGCCACATATCATACAACTCTTTAACGGTCATAACGTTAGGGGTTGTTTTTTTATTGTATTTACTCTGCCCATTGCTAAACAGAGCCACCTCATTATTAAACCACTGTTGCGCACTACGCTTACTGTCAAAACCTCGTTTCTTGGCTCTTGCTTGCGTTCCGTCCTGATGCCTACCAATATAGCCAACAACCTCATAGACTTTACCGTGTTTGCTATCAACTTGTTTTATCTGCATTTTTTAAACTTCCTTTTGATGATTGAGCCAAAAGGTCAAAATAAAAAAGCGTGGTAATTTCAAACTAACACGCTTTCATTATTTCACACTATTTGACTGGTTGCACGTTTTAATCGTAGTAATGTTTTACAGCTTCATCAATTTCATCACGATCATATCTGATACCATGTTCTGTGGGATAGCCCTTTACCTTGCCATTCTTAACATAGTGCTTCATAAACGTGTTATCAGCGACACTGATATATTGATGTGCTTCATTTCTGTTTAACCACTTTGGCCAACGTTGTAATTGTTGCATAATATCTTCCTCAACTAATCTTTCTTGCGTTTAATCGTGACAAAATCATAAGTGATAACGTTGTTACTATCATCAGGACTAATCGTGACAATCTCATAAAAATTACCGTCTGCTAGTTTAACAATCCACTGGTCGCTAATTGGCTTACCATGCCTAACAACAATCGTGGTTGTATCTTCGTATTTTGTGGCTTGTACGCTATATTCCTGTTCAAAAGTTCGTTTAGTCGTCTTATAATGGCGTGTAAACTCCCCCTTAAAATCGCCTTGCTTCTGGTTGCCTATATTATCTTCAATAATTTCAAAAGCACCAAACACGGCTCGCTTGTTAAAATCTGTTGGCTTGTATTTATCATTCATCAGAAGCCCCCACAATTTCACTTCTAAGGTTAGTCAACATGATACGGACACCAGTTGAATAGCCGTTACTTAATTCACGGTCATAATACATTGAGGTAGCCAATGTTTTAATCAAACGATTATATAACTCTGCATCAACTGCCAAAATATCATCATCAGTGATTTTCATTTGAATAGATGCCTTAATCATTGCAGTAGCACCGCTAATCAAGCTCGTAAGTGTTTGAAGCTCATTGTCATCATCATCAATATTTAATTCATCTCGTAGCTCCTGTGGTGTAAGTAACGCCATGTGCCACCTCCTGTATTTATTTAATATGTACTTCCCCATCTCTGGGGAAATGATGTTACTTACCTGCTGGAACACCATAGGTAATAAACTTACCAGCATTAGTGTCGGCTGCCTTAAAGTCTGCACGCAAGGCAACGGCAAGAATACGTTCAAAGTTTTCGTTGTGATCCCATTCAACTGCAACATCAGAACGCATCGCTTCCAATACAAACGCTTTAGGGTCTCCCACAAAGGCTTTTGCATCACCATCAGCGCCCAACACGTCATCAGCGACAATCAAGACGTTTGAGCCAAACAATGACTTACCTGATGCACTAGCGATTGAGTCTTGCAACAAGTAACGACCATTACCATCTTTCAACAAATCTACGGCATTGTAGAAACTTTCAGTCACAATCCATTGACGGTCATAGTTAGCCAATCCCTTGTTAAATGCTGTCTTCAAGTCATCTGTTGTGCTTGCTGACACGGCTGTGGCTGTTTGCAAAATCTTCCCAATTTGGTATTGTTCAGTCAATTCTTTAGCTTCTTGAACGTAGGTATTAAGCAATGTCTTGAGGTTAGGAGCGTCCTGCACCATTTCCATAGACAATGGCAAAGCACCACGATAAGTAAGTGCCTTATAGTCAACACCTTTCAAAACTGCATTTGCAATTTCAGGGTTTTCAGCTCGTTCTTCGGCTGTGGTCAATCGTGCTGTGTTCTTTTGCAAGATAGGCAATGTTCCCATACCTGATGTTACTGATACACGATTGATAACGGCTGACAAATTACGAACATCAGTCGGTACTTTTTGAATATCCAAAATCTCTTTTGGAATGACAACGCCTGCTTCTGTGGTAGTGATACCATTTGCTCGCTTTTCGGCTGTCTTCAAATAATGAATGAAGTCACGTACTTCTGTGGTCTCTTGCTTCTTGTTTGGGTCAATTTGCATGTTATTGTTTCCTTTCTTATCTGTGGGTTCTGCATCATCAGGCTTATCATCTGACAAACCTTGTGCCTTTTTAACGGCATCTAATTGGGCTTGCAAGTCATCAATCTGTTTCTGCAAATCATCAACACTGGCAACACCCTTTTGAACATCAGCCGTATCAGAATCATCTGCCATTGCCAATGCTCGTACCTCTTTAACTTTGGAATCCTTTTGGGCTTTTAAGCTACTCAATTGGGCTTCAATTTCACTAACTTTCATCTTTGTATCTCCTATTCGTAAGTTGTAAGCACTGCCAAAGCCTTAGCCTTGACCTCACTCTGTTTCAGGTTCTCAAGCGCTCTTGTGACATTCACAGTAGTGTCCTGATAAGCAGGCATAGCCACTACTGATACTTCATATAAAGCACCTATTTTTTCAATAACACGTTCTGGCGTTTGGTCTGCACCTCTATCCCAATCATCAGCATCAACTGTGAAACCAAAGCTCATGCCTTGCAAATTACCAGCACGGATATTGGTGTAAACGTCTTTCCCTAACGTGGTATTGGGAATATTTAAACTAAAACGTAATCCCTTTTTATCAATTTCTAACTGCAATGTATTGGCTGATGTTCTGCCTAATACATTCGCAAAATTATGATCGTATAACGCTACTACGTCACTAAAATCAACATCATCAAAAGCGGTGGGGTCAACACGTTCAATAAATCCACCTAGATTTTGACTTGGCTCATTAAAGACAACCGCATACCCACCTATCTGACCAATAAAGTCATCACTAGCGGTAGCACGTACTTCTAACCCTTTAATATCAAAGGTTCGTGTCTCTTTATCGTTCATAAATTGATAACCCCCTTGTCAATTAGAATTTTTTGCGCCTGAGGAGCTTCTAGTATGCCCTTATCCACAAAATTCAATAGATCTTGCTTCAAAGTGGCATTTGAATAATCTAAAATGCTACTCATATCAAGTGCAATACCGTCACCTAACTTGCCTTGAACTTCACTCACGATAGGTTCAATGTATCGGTTTAAGCCGTTGACATACATGGTTTGTATCATTTCGAGGTTACTTTGTTGGTCTCCTTGACCGTTCAAGTAGCTGTCTGGTACACCAAACGCCTTACTAATCTGCGTCCGTTGATAAATCGCATTGTTTAAGAACTTGGCAACGTCTGCATTGATGGAGATACTTTGGAAGTCTGCACTCTGATCTAATACCAAAGTACGACCTGCGTTATTGCCTGTATTAGCTTTCTCAAACTCTTTACGAACATTCTCTTTGGCTTCTGGACTAACAACCGCATCAGGTATTTTAATCAGTGATGTTGGATTGATAGCACGTGCTATGGTTGCCAAAGATAGTTTATTGGCTTGCTCCTGCTGTTGTACCTCATTCACAAGGCTTTCCAGTGGACTATGACCAATCAGCTCACCACCATTGACACCATGTGCCATGATTTTAAAGTGAAGCACGCTCTTTGCTTTGTATGTGCCACCTTGATAATCGCCAAACGGTGTAATTTGATAACTCAAGACATCATTTGTTAAATCAAGCATGACGTTCTGGTTTGGAATATATCGCAATTCTTTACCATCAATCACGACAAAGGCATTACCTGATAGCAATATTTCTAAAACGACTGTTTGCCAAAAGTTGTATCGGCTAGTCAAATGACTTGGTTTGTTTAGTAGCTCCAGTGACTTAGTATTTAAACCAGTGAACAAAGCCCCTGCAATATCTGCACTGATAAGGCTTGTCACGCTGTATAAATCACTGTTGTGTAAAGCAACATCAGCACTAATCAACTCATTAGGGACAATATTTGTCCCACTATCTGCAAAAATAAAAGGCATGTAATTACTAGGTGTAATCATCTGCCTTGTCTCAAATGGATTTTTAATACTCATGGATTAGCCCCCTTTGGTACTAAGATATAAGCCAAAACAAATAGCCCAATCCCAACCATCAGGAAGCCCAACGGTTTAAATATCATAAATGCACTGATTGTGATTGATATAATACCCAATACAATCAGGGCAAAGGGTACATAGGTCATCATCTTTTTCATTGGCTCTCCTTTCTAAAATGTAAAATCGTTCATGAAGTAGTCATTGACTTCATCTGCGTTCATACCAGCAAATGGGCTTTTGTTCTTCTCATCAGGCGCATTCGTAAATGACGTGAAGTAAAACATACCCTCAAATAAAGCATTGACAATGGCATCAGCCACATCAATCTTTGCGCTGTTGGTGTTCTTATCAATCTTGATACCATTGTTATCTTGTACAATAACCGCATTAGATAAAGCACCAAACATGGCGCTATCATCAAGCATGGTTATTTGTGACTTGATAAACGCTGTTTGTAAGAACTTTGTGGGTTCATTTAATGACTTGATACCCTGACGAACTGGAATAATCAAATACTCATTTTTGACTTCATCTAGTCGCCTGATAAATGTCCCTGTTCCCCACTGGTCATACAAAATTGCTTTAACATTCAGATCATTGGCTTCAATAAATGACAACATGAAGTTAAATACCTCATCTTCATCAATCAACCCAAATCTATCACGAGTAATTGTCGCAAAGCCCTTACTTTCAACATCTCGATAGTTGATCCCATCACGCTGTTCTTTGGCTTCAATCGTTCCCAACTTAGCCAATGGAATAAATGAATGCTGGTACAAGTGATATTTTTGGTTGCCTGTATCGTCTGTGTAAGGGAATACAAAGGCTATCGCTGTATCATCATTTGTCTGGCTATAATCAAACCCAATATAGACATCTCTGCCTTGCATATTGAACGCTGGAATAATTGCCTGTGTGAGCAAATCAACTGGTAGAAACGCATTCTCTTTTGCATTCTGCCATCTGTTCATGTTCTTAGTGAGAAAATCAGGCAAGCGACCTTGTGAGTTTAATTCATCTCGTTCAGCCGTCATTTTGGGTATCGCTGACTTGCGTTTACCCTCCAATTCAAACAATGGATTAGACTTCTGCCAAATACTTGGGTCTCCAAAAGCCTCATCATCATTGTCTTGTTCCCATGCTAGAAACAGAATATTATCAATCTCACGCCACGTCTTTTGCGCCATATACGAGCTATAACGCTTATAATCTGCAAACATTGGACTGCGCACATCTGTCCCACTGGTACTAATAAATATCGTTTGTGAGTATGGTAGGAACGTTTGCCCTGATGTGATTGAGTTGATGAACGAACGGTCTTTGAATAAGTGGTACTCATCAACCACAGCATAACTAAAATGACCAATACCATCACTAGTCGTACTTGATGATGCACTTAATTTACGCATGGTAGTAGACTGGCTTTTAATCCGCATCTCACGTTGGTTGTACTCAATACCCCACTGCTTAGCCATCTTAGAAAATGTACCGCCTGCTAGGTTAGCCCATTGACTAGACATGTATTTAAACAAGGCATCAGCATGAGCTGTATCAGCACTAGCCACCGCTAACTGTCGGTTCGTTTTAGGTTGCCCAAACAAGAAATTAAACAGGCTTATCAACGCCATCACGGCTGTTTTACCATTCGCACGTGCCATTGATATAATCGCCCTATCAAAGCGCTTACCGCCTGTTTCAGGCTCTTTCCAACCCTCTAGCAAACCAACGATAAACGCTTCATAAGGACTGATTTTAAACGGCTCATGTGTCTCTAAATCAACCAATAACGTACTAAACTTGATAATTTTATCCGTTCGTTCTGCATCATAAGCATAATGAAATTCTGGATCACTTTTAATCCGTTGCAAATCTGATAAGTGACGTTCACAAGCTAGTTTGATTTTCTCGCCTGCAATGATGTGACCAGTCAATACACCAACGGTATATTTGATGGTTGGTTCATCAGCCCCATATTCATTGATAACATCTTGATATTGTTCAATCATTGACTACCACCAAACATGTCAGCAATGGCATCAGCACTCAAATAACTATCATCAGCACTTGCCATATCAATTAAGGTTGCACGAGAACTTGGACTTAATCCTAAATCACCACCCAATGACTTTACTTTTCCAGTAGCATCATTTAAGACGGCTGTGGCTGGGTTCTTATAGTAGCGACCACTATTTTCATAGATAGCCCCAACGTCCTTGATATTCTCATAGGCTTCACGCATAACACTGTAATTGATACAAAATGCTTCAAGTGTTGACTTGTCAGCTACTGTGATATAGCCCAATTTATTCAAGGCAGGCACTAACGTAGTCCATAATCGACTAGCTACACCAGTTAAATGCTTGGGTGCTGTCTTTGGTAATTGGTTTAATTCTGCATTGGCTTGCTTTAGCGCTTCGGTACGCTCTCTCTGATAACTTTCATCTTCCATTGATGTTGTAATTTTTGCTTTTCTAGGCATTCGCTACCTCCTAACTTTTTATTTTTTATGTACGCCAAAAGGTGAACTAAGCCTTTTGACATTTGATGACAAAACCGAAAAAATAACTCGTCGTTATTAAAAGGAAGCCAGTTCTGTACATCGGTATCCTCTTTGAGTGACATGCGGGGGTTATTTTTTTTGAAGGAGACCCCACATGCTGACAATTCAAGAAGAATTTTCTCATTGAGACTTGCAACCAATCTCAATCGCTATCCACGGTACGAAAGCATGCCACTGCTTTTTGTTGCACACCCCACCCAACCAACCACGTGTACAAACAAAAAGGAATGAACTTAATCAATCCTTGAGCACTTTTAACCACCATTCACGACTTAAATGGCTTAATTTATTATCACTTAATTTATTTTCAATCGCTGTCTTATGATTATGATGCGCTTTAGTCAATAACCACAGATTATCCATGTTATATTGCTCTGTCTTGGTCTTTAATAACCGTCTAGGCACGATATGGTCAACAATCAAGTCGCCTGTATCATAAGCTCGACCATCAATGGCATCAACATACATATCACGTTGCTTAATGTACTGACTAATCTTAGTCCACTGCTTTGAGTGATAGAACTCATGTCCCAACTCTTGGCGTTTACTACTATCATAATCACGGTTGCGTTCTAACACATGCTGTTGACCTCGTAACGTTCTGGAAGCCAATGCTTGTGTCTGTTCACGCTTCACATGATAATCAGCCAGTCGTTTACTGTAATGCTTATCACAATAATCATAACCAACTTTTATCAGCTCTCGACAACCAACTTCGGCACATCTATGTAATCGCATTGAGTACCTCCATCTAATATTGCATACTACTATTATGCCATGATTTACTGATGAAAAACGGCAGACAAACGGCAATCATACTGCAATGTTCAAACCGGTTAATGCTTCACTCACGCTATCCTTGAAAGCCTTTTGATAGCTTCGGCACGTCCGTTCTGATAAGTTCATTCGTAATGAGATAAGCAACCACGTTAATCTGTCACGCCTATCATAGTGCATACGGACAATTTCACGTGTTGTCTCGTCCCATGAGGCTTCAATCCGTTTAATCGTGTCACGTTGGTTACACAGTTCATGAAGCACTTGATCACTTTCATATTTAATAACCAAATCATCAAATGGTCTGCTTATTTTATTGATGGCTCGTGAAGCGCCTATATTGTCATCATCATGTGGTTGCCATTGCAATTCCATGCGCCGTAAGTATATCAAGCTATCAATCACACCGCTATAATAGTTCGTCAGCAATTCATCTGTCTTATCCGCCATAGTTACCTCCTATAAGATTACAAGTACTAATATTTTCATTGTCCCGACTCCAGCTCATAAGCTTTGTTCGCAATATCAATCGCAAACCCCGCCATAATATCGACAACATCCGTAATGCACTCGGTATCAAGCTCTCCGCCCTCAATGGCTTTATTAAGTGTATGAGCTAACGCTTGAATTTTTTGCGCCTTGCCTGATAGTGCTTGTAGATCTAAGTTCCAAACTTTTAGTACTTTATCTGTATTCATGATTAAATCTTTGTCTTCCATGTTTTTATCTCCTTATTCGTAAAGCGCCATGTACTTGTCGGCTGGTAATGATACGGTTTTACCATCAAAACACTTAATCTCGTATGTATCATAATTTCTGCGGTCTTGTTTGCTAAATAAACCAAGTGCAGGGACAAAAACAATGCTCTCAACAGACCTCATTGTTCTGAAATCATCATCGGGACTTGTTACTCTAATTGCCCAATTATCACCAAATGATATATTGTTATTCTCTGCATAGCTCAATCCTATAATTTTCAT